CTGTTTTAGATCCCTCCGCGATATAAAATTTTCAAAAAACGCTTTATTTGCGGCAAAAAGTCATGATTCTCAAAAACAATGACGAAAACTAAAAAACCAGTCGAATTACAGCAGAAACTCGGAAAACCGGGAAAACGTGATCCGGGGACGGTTCACGACGTGGCCGAACCAGTGGACGGACCGCCGCCTATTCCGTCAAACCTTCGGGACGCCGGCGCTGAACTTTGGGTAACTGTCACTCGGGCCGCTGCTTTATGGGTTTCGGAATCAGATTTACCAGCTCTCGCCCAGTTATGCCGCTTACATGACCAACACGCAGACGTAAAACGCAGAATGGAACTAGCCGAAGACGACGACACTTTTCTTAAATACTCTTTAGAGGCTCGAAAGATTCTCGACGTGCAACGGGGATTCTTTAGCGATATGGGTCTAAACCCGGTGAGCCGTGGAAAACTGGGCCTCACGGTGGCAACCACTAAGGAAATTACCAGCAAACTTGATAGGTGGCTGAAATGACCACAAAAACTAGTTTGGGCGCAGACGTAGCCGAATTTGTGGAAACCTTCTGCAAACATCATCGCGGCGACCTAGCTGGCCAATACATCGAACTACGACCATTTCAACAAGAAATCATTAACGGCCTTTTTGAGACAAGCGACGACGGGCTATGGAGCCACAAGCATTGTTTAGTTATGTTGCCCCGAAAGGCCGGCAAATCGGAGCTGTTATCAGCTATTGCATTATGGGCGTTAATTGCTTCTGGGGAATGGGCACCAGAGGTTTATTGCGTGGCAGCTTCTAAAGATCAAGCCCGAATCGTCCTAGACAACATTAAAGCCATGATCGAGTTAGAACCGGATCTTGCTTCAGCGGTCGAAGTTTTTAAAGATTCGCTCTATTGTCCTTTGTCGGGTGGCGTGCTTAGAGTGTTATCTAGTGACGGGCGTTTAGCTCACGGCCTAAACCCGACGTTTTGCATTGTGGACGAGACTTGGGCACACAAAGACGGCGAATTAACCGAAGCGTTGTTATCGGGTTCCGGTGCTCGCAAACAGTCGATGCTCGTTCACATAACGACACCTGGCAGCGGCGACGACTCGTATTTGTGGGATCTTGTCGAGTATGACAAACGGGTTAAAGCTGGGGAAATCACAGATCCTACGTGGTGGTCGTATTGGAATCCGCCGCCCGAAGATATGGCGCACGACGATTTAGCGGCGTGGCGTTACCATCCGGCGTTTGGAGATTGGATCGACGACGGCTATTTGCAGTCTCAGGTTCTACAATTACCGGAGGGCGAGTTTAGGCGTTTGCATTTGGGACAATGGACGAAAGACCGGGAACAGTGGTTATCGGCGGAACAGTTTAACGCTTGTCCAACGGCGGATATTGAGCCGGGAGACGAGGATGTAGTTTTTGCGGTAGATGCCAGTTTTGCTAACGACTCGACGGTGATAGTGGCGGCGACACCTGACAAGCGGTTAAAGGTGTTGCGGATTTGGGAAAAGCCGATAGGTGCTGACGATGCGTGGCGAGTACCGCTAGACGAAGTATCTCACCAGCTAGTAGAGCTAATCGAAGAATGGTCGCCAAGAGCCGTCGTTTATGACCCTTTCGCTATGCAACACGCTATGTTGCAAATTGAATCGTTGACGGGCGCTCAGTTAATCGAATACCCGCAAAGCCCTAAACGTATGGTCCCGGCGTGCTCACAATTTACGGAACTGGTATTAACTCGGGCACTTTCACACGATCACGACCCGGCGTTATCTCGGCACGTCGCAAACTGTCACACACGCTCGGACCGGTACGGCGTACGGGTCACAAAAGAGAGCCGGCAAAGTAAAAGAAGAATCGACGCGGCGGTAGCTTCCATAATGGCGGTTGACGTTGCACTACGATTAGAACCAGTGGTCTTACCACCTAAACCAAAAATTTATTGATGCTCGGAACCTTTTTACAGCTCCTCGCCTTCGGGCTGGCTAGTTATTTTGCTTTTAGTCTTGGAGGTATGGCCGCTCTTGGGCTTGTCTTGTGCGCGGCTTTAATGTTTCTTGGCGTCGTCGTTGAACGGATGTCTATGTGATTACTCGACTTTTAAGAGGCAGACAAACAGAGGACCGCGACATTAACTTTGTGATCCCTTCTCGAGGAATGCAACCGCAACCACTGACAGGCCCGTTAAGCGTAACGAACAATTCCGCTCTGACTATCCCAACGGTTTACGCATGCGTGCAACTTATATCTGATTCGATAGGTTCTTTGCCGTTTCACTCGTACCGGCGGGGCGAACTTGTACAACCAACGCCACGACTACTAGAACAACCCGACCCGACATCGACACGCATAGACACAATTTCGAGCATTGTTACTAGTTTGCTATTGGCTGGTAACGCTTATTGTCTTTTAGGGGATCGTGACAGTCTCGGATATCCACAAACAGCGATACCTTTAAACCCTGACGTTGTGTCAGTGAGGACGACACAAACGGGCGCTATTGAATATCAGGTAAACGGGGTGGCCGTACCGTTCGAGGACATTATGCATATTCGGGGGATGACATTTCCGGGCGCTACGCAGGGACTCGGAGTGGTAACCGCTACTCGACGTTCTTTGGGTATTGCGATAGCGGGCGACGAAATGGCCGCCGATTTTTATACGACTGGCGCAGTTCCTACCGGCGTTTTACAGGCTGACAGTGAGCTGACACGGGAAGAAGCGAGCGATCTTAAATCGGCGTTTGTGGCGGCTCACGGTGGACGGCAACGCTCACCAGCGGTTTTATCTGCCGGCATTAAATATCAGGCGTTGCAGCTCTCACCAAAAGATTTAGAATTTGTGCAGGCTCGCGTTAATTCGGCTCGGGAAGTAACCACAATGTTTAAGGTTCCTTCGCACATGGTGAACGTGCCTAGCGAAGGCGGCTCGATGACCTACCAAAACGTGCAACAAGACTCTATTAACTTTGTTCGGTTCTGTTTACGTGGCTGGTATTCCCGTGTTGAGCAAGCCTTTACCCAAGAACTGCCACGGGGACAGGTGGCCAGGTTAAACATTGACGCTCTAATCAGGGGCTCACGTAGTGAACGATTTGACGCACACAAAACGGCGCTGGAAGGCGGCTGGCTAACGATTGACGAAATACGAGATTTGGAAAACGTGACCGCTTCAGTCGCTCACGATGACCTTTTGGGGTAATGATGGAAATTGAACACCGAACAACACTTCAAATAAGCGACCTAGAAATAAGAGAAACCGACGGGCAGCACCACATAGTTGCTTTAGTGGCACCTTTTAACGCAACGTACGACGCCGGCAAATATGTTGAGCGTTTTGGTAAAAGCGTTTTTGACAAGTCAATTAAAGAACGTGGAACCAAAATTCCCCTGATGCATGGACACGACCGGGAAAACATGCCAATAGGCAAATCGGCGGCATGGGAAAAAGACGCTATGGGACTCGTAGCCGATTTCGAGGTAGCGCCAACCGAGCGAGCTAGAGAAGCGTTAGAACTCGCTAAAAACGGTTACGTTTCAGGGTTCTCTGTGGGTTTTGTACCGGTCCGCAACGAAGAAAGCAAAATCGAAGGCAGACGCCAAATAACCAGAGTAGAAGCAAAACTGGATCATGTAGCGCTGCTAACAGCTCCTACCGCTCCGGCTTACGGCGAAGCCCAATTAATAGCGGCTCGGGCGTTCGATCCTGACGACAAGACACAAGCGCCACGGCTTGCCAGGTGGAGACACTTGTTAGACGGTGAAACGCGCTAAGGTTTTTAGTGAACGCCGACGACACGCCGCGGTTGCACCTGTCGCCACCTTCGATGAAACGAACGTGACATAGGAGAACCCTTTATGAAACTGTTAGATCAGTTGATTTCAGAGCGTGCCGAAATTTCGGCTATGCAAACGGCTTTAGTGAACAGAGCAGCGGACGAAGTGCGCGACCTCACTGAAGAAGAAGACAAAAACCTTGCAGACTTTCAAGATCGCGCTAGCAGTCTTGACCGTCGAATTGAGGATTTACGAAAAATGCAAGAGGCAACGCTTAAAGCTGACGCCATGAGAGCAGAGGTAAGAGCGTTGAACGCAGAAAACCCAACCGAAGAACCAGCAACCGGCCAAGCGGTCGTTAAAGAAGAACCGCTCACCTACCGGCAAGACAACCAACACGACGTTTCTTTTGTTAAAGACTTTATCGATAGCGTTGTTTCTAAGGATGTTGCAGCAACGGAACGTATCCAACGCCACCAACAAGAAATGGTCGTAAACCGTGACGGCTCGACAGCTAACTATGCCGGTCTAGTTGTTCCGCAATACTTGACAGACCTTGCAGCGCCACTGGCTCGCGCAGGCCGTCCTTTTGCCGACCAATGCCGTAACCTTCCGCTACCTGACTCTGGTATGACCCTCAATATTTCAAGAGTTACCACCGGATCAACCGCAGCAATACAAGCCAGCGAAAACGCCGCCGTATCAGAGACCGATATTGACGACACGCTATTGACAAGCAACATCAGCACCATAGCTAGCGGCCAGCAGCTGAGCAGACAGGCTATGGAGCGGGGCACCGGTATTGATGCGTTGGTAACTAGTGATATGGCCTCGGCTATGTCAACAACCCTCGACAATCAACTTATAAACGGTTCTGGTTCATCTGGGCAGCTTCTCGGCATTTCACAGGTAACAGGCATAAACGCCGTTACTTATAACGACGCAAGCCCAACAGCAGCGGAGTTTTACTCTAAGTTGCTTGACGCAGTGCAGCAGATCAACAGCGGCATTTACCGCCCCGCTGATCTACTGGTAATGCACCCTCGACGGCTCGCATGGCTTCAGAGCTCAAGCGACGGCAATAGCCGCCCGCTTGTGGTGCCTGTAGCTAACGTGCCACAAAATGCGATGGGAACCGGACCAGTTGCCGGCTACGGAAACACCGGAACACAAATTGCCGGTATACCCGTTGTAACCGACGCAAACATTCGTACCAATCTTGGAGCAGGTACAGAAGACGCTGTCTATGTGGTTTCTCGAAACGACATGCTCTTGTTTGAGGATGGCGAAATGATGATGCGTATGGACGAAACCGCCGGACTTAACTTAACACTCACGTTAGTTATGTATCAGTACTGTGGTTTTGTCCCAGGCCGCTATCCCAAGGCAATTAGTGCAATCACTGGTACTGGCCTTATTGCACCGACCTTCTAGTAACTAGAGGGAATGACACCCGGTAGGGCGCCTAATCAACTAGGCGATTGGGCGCCCTACTTGGATTAAGGAACCAATGAGCACACACGACGATTTATGGGAAAAGCAGGCAGCTAGCAGGGTTCAAAAACCCGGCGACGTGGCCGAAAAAGTCCCAGCAAAAAAGAAAGCTCCGGCCAAAAAAACCGCAGCTAAGAAGTAATGCCGAATTACACCAGCACCGCACTTGTTAAAGCTTCTTTGGGTATTCCTTCCGGTACAACGTCGGAAGACGCCTACATCGAGGACGCTATAGACGCCGCAGAAGACGAGATAAACAACTTTTGTGGTAGGACGTTTGTAGCGGACGGCAGCGCCACGGCGCGGGTTTATCAGCCGTCAAGTAACGTGCTGGTGTATACGGACGACTTCTACACGACCACTTCTCTGGTAGTTAAACAGGACGACAGTAACAACGGCACATACGACACGACGCTTACCATTACCAGCGACTTTATTGTCGTAGGTAATTCGGCGCCGTTTAACTGTATTCGTTCGGTTTCCGGCCCGTTTCCTCGTTACACAAGCGACCGCCCCACGGTTCAGGTAACGGCGAAATGGGGCTACCAGACTTCTGTTCCTTCAGCGGTAGCACAAGCGGCCTTGATTTTGTCGGCTCGCCTGTTTCAGCGCCGCAGCAGTCCTTTAGGCGTTATGGCTGGCGTTGTAAACGACTTTGGGCCAATCCGGGTATCTAGAATAGACCCTGACATTCAGCGGCTCTTATCGGGTTATAGGCGAATAGGCGTCGCATAGTGGCCGATTACGCCGCTATTAAAGACGGAATACAAACCCGTCTAGAAACGCTCTCCGGGCTGATTGTCGTATTCGACACAGTTCCCGATCGTCTTGTACCTCCGGCGGCGGTCGTGATACCTGGCAGTCCTCCCGTGGAATACAACGTTTCGATGGGAGCTTCCACAAATGCAAGCCAGCTACAGCGGTTTAATTTTGAGATTCTGGTATTAGCGCAACGCTTTTACGCAGAAACAGCCCAAGACAAACTCGACGGCTACGTTTCGGGTACGGCAAGTGTTTATAACGCAATCGCCGGAGACACTACGCTAGGCGGTACAGCTTCCGACGCTCGGGTAATCAGAGTTGCGGACTATGGACAAATAGTTGTCGGAGAAGGAGAATTCATGGGTATGAGATTAGATTTAGAGGTTTACGCCGTATGAGCGACTACAAGATAAAAGCCGGGAACGTGACTTTTGGGAAGATAGGCGAAACAGTCACAGAGAAAGACCTCAATAAACTAGGCGTAAATATTGACGCTCTAGTAGAGGGCGGTCACTTGGCCGCTAGTCGGGCCACAAGCAAAAAGGATGATAACTAATGGCCGCATTTATGTTAAATAACGCTTCGGTCACCATTAACAGTGTTGATCTTAGCGACCACGTAACGTCTATAACGTTTAGTGAGGAAGCTGACCAGCTCGAAACTACAGCGATGGGCGATGACAATAGAACCATGATCGGCGGCCTCAAATCGGGCACTATTGATCTTGAGTTTAATCAGGATCTAGCGGCCTCTGATGTGCAAGCCACGGTACGTCCGCTACTTGGGACAGTCACAACCGTTGTAGTCAAGAACTCGGCGGCGGCAACAGCGACAACGAACCCCCAGTGGACGTTTAGCGCTCTAGTAACCGAATGGCCGTCGATTAACGGAACAGTGGGTGAACTCGCCACCGCTTCGGTTTCGTGGCCAATAACCGGCGCAGTCGTACAAGCCACAAGCTAACCATAGGAGTAAATGATGCTGCGGGCACAAATCCAAGTCGTAGACAACCAAGGCGTTGTCCGGAAATACGACGGCACAGGGGCGCTATTTATAGCGTTCGAGCGAAAATTTAACGTATCTATTTTAGAAATGGGCGAAAGCCCACGACTGGAATATATTTACTGGCTCGGATATGAAGCTGCACGCCGTGTATCTCAACACGACGGCCTAGATTTCGATCAGTGGCTCGACGCCGGATATACGGTGGAATTCGAGGCCGACGAAACCCCTTTAGCCGACGAAGCTACGCCTACCAGTTAGGGGTGCTAGCTCTTAACACCGGACAACCCTTGGATGTTTTATTAAACGCCGATTCTTTAGCACTCATGGGGCTACTAACTGCATGGAACGAGAAAGTTAAAGCCGAAGAAAAAGCAGCGAGGCAGGCCCAAAGCCGTGGCAAAACGAAATATCGGTAGATTAACCACAATAGAGATAAAGGGATTAAAACAAGCCCAACGCCTCATGGGTCGCATTGACGCCGATTTTAAGAAACGGTTCAAGGACATCCATAAGGGCGCCGCCGACATTGTGGCCGACGAAGCACGCAGACAAGCGCCGGTACGAAGCGGACGGCTTCGCAACGACATTAGGACCAGCGGCACCACAAAAGGCGGCGTGGTTCGGGTA